CAATAGACACATACACAAATCTCAAAACATCAATAGCTAACTATCTTAATAGAAGTGATTTGACTGCTTTTCTTGGTGATTTTATTACACTTACAGAGGCAAGATTGAATAGAGAATTGCGTGTTAGAGAAATGGTAAACACAGACACAACAATAACAACTGTGTCAGGTACACAGAGCTATGCTTTACCAACTGGATATATAGAAGCAACCACTGTAATTTATCAAAGTGATCCTTATTGCACACTTAAATTTATTAATAATAGTGATTTTTATAACAAATATAATGATAGTCAGAGTAGAGGTAAGCCACAATTTTTTACAATAGTTGGCACAAATATTCTTTTGGGCAGACCACCTGACTCAGCAACAACATTACAAATAAACTTTTACAAAAAATTAGACACACTTTCTGACACAAATACTACAAACACAATATTAACAAATTATCCTGAACTCTATTTATATGGTGCATTAGCAGAGTCAGCTCCATTTATTATGCAAGATGAAAGAATAAATACATGGGGAACTCTTTACAAAGAGGCATTAAAAAATGCAAACGAAACATCATCAAGAGGATCAACAACAACATCACCATTACAGATGTCAACACCACAGGTAGCATAAAATGATTGAATTTGGTGATTTACAATCAGATTTACCCACTTATGAGAACTCAGGTGCATTAGTTGTAGATAATGTATTACCTCTTGCTAAAGGTTATAAAAGCCTAGCTGGTTTTCAGGCACTAAGCGGTACAGGATTATCAGGTAGTGCAGTAGGTTTATTTACAAGTTTTAGTGCTAGTGGTTCTACTAACTATGCTGGTGATGCTACTAAATTATATCAGATGAACTCCTCTCTTGTCTTTCAAGATAAAAGTAAATCTGGTGGATATAATAACTCAACTACAGAAAATGCTAGAGACTTTTGGGCATTTACACAGTTTGGTTCAAACATTATAGCTACAAACTTTGCAGACAATATACAAAAGTTTGAAGAAGGTGTAGATAGTGCTTTTAGTGATCTAATAGCATTAAAAGCAAAGTTTATAGCTGTTATTAGAGACTTTGTTGTTGTTGGTTACACTGACGAGTCAAGTGTAGAATACAACCAAAGAGTAAAGTGGTCAGGTATTAATGACAGTTCAACTTGGACTCCAAGCCAAGCAACACAGTCAGGCTTTCAAGACATTGTGGGTAGTCATGGTAATGTTCAAGCCATTGTAGGCGGTGAATCTGCTGGTGTGATTTTTATGGAAAAAGCAATCTACAGAATGGAATATGTAGGTACTCCATTAATTTTTCAGTTTAACAAGATAGCTGACAACATTGGAGCATTTGCACCTAAGTCTGTAGCTTCTTACGGAAACATGGTTTTCTTCTTAGCACAAGATGGTTTTTATAAACTAACTGGTGGACAGCAACTAACACCCATTGGTAATGGTAAAATTGATAACTTTTTCTTCGATGATTTATCATCTAATCTAGATGGTATTACATCTGCTGTTGATCCCAACAATAGTATTGTTGTATGGTCTTATCGTGGATCAGGTGCTACTGGAACAACAAATAACAAATTATTAATTTATAATTATGCAGTTGATAAATGGTCAACTGGAAGTGGTCAAGACTTAGAATTTATTGCTAGTGCTTCTCAAGAAGCATTTACTACATTAGAAAGTTTAGATGTATTAGGTGATTTAGATAACTTACCTAAATCATTAGACTCATACTTTTATAAGGAAGGTATTGTTGGTCTAGCTGGTTTTAACTCAGCAAATAAATTTGGAAAGTTTATTGCAAATAGTTTAAACGCTACAGTCGATACAACAGAGTTTGAGGGTGCAAAAGGCAAAAGATCAACACTAATAGAGTGCAGACCTATTGTTGATGGCACATCAAATACATCTGTTACAATAACACCTATAACAAGGCAATCACAACTTGATACCACAACAACTGGCACTTCTGTTGACACTAATGATACTGGCACTTGTCCTCTACGATCTACCTCTAGGTATCATCGTATTAGGGTAAATGTTACAGGAAATTTTAACACCATGTCAGGAGTTGACATAGAAGCGAGACCTGAAGGTGGCAGATAATCAGTTTCCCACAGTTCCATTATCAATACCTGATACTGGACAACATTTAAGACTAGTTTCAACATCATTAAATAATACAATTAATGGTAAATTAAACAGCACAGGAACAATAACACTGAGAGCAAGTCAAACTACAACAACTCTTACCGATGCAAGAATTGGTGGTAATTCAATAATCTTGTTTATGCCAACAACTGCAAATGGTAGCACAGCTTTCAATGGACTTCATGTTTCTGCTAGATCCAGTGGAAGTGCAACCTTAACTCATGCAAGTTCAGGAAACACAGACCAAAACTTATCATACTGTGTTATTGGATAATGTAGTCACTAGAGTACCTAGTGAAGATGTTGAATTTATTTGGAGTTTAGTATCTCCATTACTAGAAAAAGCATTAGACGAAACTTATAGTATTGAGGACATACTCTACGGATTGGCTAATGATCGTATGCAACTATTTATTAGTTGGAATAATAAAAAAGTAGAAAGTGCTGTTGTAACTGAAATAGCACAATACCCTCAGTCAAAAGTATTACGATACTTTTTAGCTGGTGGTAGTAACCTAGATAATTGGTTAGAAAGAATACAAGAAGTAATAGAAAAATTCGCAAAAAAACAAAATTGTACTCACCTTGAAGTCGCTGGACGAAAAGGTTGGGTAAGAAAATTGAAAGGATTTAGAGTTAAAGCATACTTACTAAATAAGGAAATATAAAATGTCAAAAGGATCATCACCACAAAACGTAACAACTACATCATCTGCTGAACCATCTGAGTTTATTAGACCATACTTAGAAGAAGCTATTGACTATGGGCAAGATTTATTTCAAGCTGATACGCCAAATTTCTTTCCTAATAATACTTATGTAGATCCATCTGCGGCTACAAATGCTTCATTAGATTTAGCTACAGCTAGAGCTATTGCTGGTAATCCATTACTGAACCAGTCACAAAACCTTGCACAACAAACTTTAGCTGGAGATTTTTTATCACCTACTACTAATCCTTACTCACAAGGTTTATTTAATCAAATGGCTGATGATGTAACATCAAAAGTACAATCACAGTTTAGTAAAGCTGGTAGATTAGGATCAGGTGCAAATCAAGAGATATTAGCTGATTCATTAGGTAGATTAGCAAATCAAGTTTATGGAGATCAGTTTAATAGAGAAAGAGCATTACAAGCTCAAACTATGATGTCAGCTCCACAATTAGGAGAAATGGATTACAATGATATTTCTAGACTAGCACAAGTAGGTGCAGATAGAGAAAGCATTGAACAAACAAAATTACAAGATGCTATTGCTCGTTTTGATTACGAACAACAAAAACCATTCTTAAAATTAAACCAATATTTAGGTGCATTAGGTTCACCAGTACCAACACAAACAGTATCAACACAACCTGTCTTTAGAAATACAGGTGCTGGATTACTAGGTGGTGCATTAACAGGTGCTAATATTGCAAGTCAAATAGGTGGAACATCGATGTTTGGTAATCCTCTGTTTGGTGCAATCGGAGGAGGACTTCTAGGAGGGTTCGCCTAATGTCAATTAAAGATAATAGATCATTATTAAATAGTTTTATAACATCAGAACTTGGTAATATTTTTGGTAAAAGACAAAACGCTGGTGGTGGATTATTGAATTTTGTTAAAAGTCCTTATGCTGGTGATATTGGTATGGGATTACTAGCACAATCAGGTTATTCATCAATGCCAACTTCTTTAGGTCAATCTTTAGGTGTTGCGATGAATCAAGCTAATGAATTAAGAAGGCAAAGAAATGCAGACCAAATTGCAAAATTATCTACTGCATCACAATTACTTGATACTATGCAACCATCAATAACACAAGTAGATCCAACAAAAGATTTGTATATTGATAATGAATTGATTAGAAAAGGTGTTAAAGCTTCTACAGATCCCAACAGTTATAAAGAATATTTAAGAACAGATGATACACCAACAAATGCAGAATATTTAAAATTTTTAGATAGAAATCAAACAGCACCAAAAGCTGAAGTTCCAAGAGCATATCAAGATCCCAATGGTGAAACACTGACTATTACAAATTCAGAATTTAATAAGCTTGATCCTGAATATAGAAGAACACTAATACCTTTTGAAGCCACAAAAGAAATGTTAGAGGGTAGCGATAAAGCATTGACAGCTTTTAAAGATAAAATATCTAATTTTGAACAAACAGGCGTATTAACAGAAAAATTAATAAATGACCTTAATAATTCAAATACTTTAACAGCATCATTTCCTAAAGCCACTGTAGCAATAATTGATAGCATTAGACAAAACATCACACAATCTGTTGAAATATTTGCTGATGATAAAATGCAAGAAAAAATTTCTGACACAGCGTTAGTGTCAAAAAACAAAAGTCTGATTGATGATGTAGTAAAATCCACAGGTATTGCAGATAGTTTGCTAATTACTTTAGCTTATCAAAAGGCACTTGTTAATAACCCTGACGGAAGAATAAGTGATAAAGACTTTAAATTTGCTATGGAAAGTCTGAAAGGTTTAAGTTCAAACAAAGAATCATTAATAGCTATTCTTGAAGATAATATGGACACTATAAATCAATTTGCATTAGTGGAATTTAATAATGCAAAAAGATATAATGCTTTACCAGAAGATGCAAAATTTGAAGATTTTTATAATAAATTTGAAATATCTACATCAAGCCCAATAATAAACCAACCATCTAACGATGATCCTTTAGGAATTTTATAATGGATTTACAACAGTTTAAAAACCAATATCCAGTTTATAAAGACATACCTGATGTCGAATTAGCAGATAAACTTTACAATAAATATTATAAAGACACATTAACTAAGTCAGATTTTGATTTAAAAATTGGTTTGTCAAAACAAAATAATGAAGGTTTTTTTGGACAACAAAAAATTATTGATCCTGAAGAAGTAAGGCAAAAAGAAAAAGAATTGACTGGTGGATTTTCAACAGATTTAAGAGATTACATACCATTTTTAGACAATTTATCTAATTCTTTTAATAAGGCTTCTAGAGATATTGTATCAAGTGTTGCAACATTACCGACAGATATATATTCTTTTGCTACAGGATCAGAAAAAGCTGAAGAAATATCAAGAAAAATAGATAAAACTATTCCTGATTTTAAAGTTACTCCAGCAGAAGATTTAGGTGCTAATTTAATTAAATATGGAGTAGGTGGATATGCTGGTGCAAAAAAAGCATTAGATTTCACAATTAAAAAAGCAAAAAATCTAGGAAAGAAAAGTAAATACGCTATAGGAATAGCTGGTGCTACAGTAGGAGACATTGTAGTAACAAACCCTGATAATGCCTTTACGATTGGAGACAGCTTTAATTTACCAACACAAATTAGAGAAGGTGATAGCAACTTTGTAAAACGAGTAAAGGTTGGAATTGAAACACCATTTGTTGCTCCGATTGTTGATACAGCTATAAAAGGAGTTACTAAACCAGCAAAATTTATTTATGACAGAACTATAAGACCATATACAGAAAAAGGTAAAATGGAAACTGTAACAGATGCCATTACACCAAAAAAATATAATGTAGATACAAAAAAAATTGAAAATGATTTAATTAAAACTAATGAGATTTTAAACAAAATAGATTACGAATTAGGACAGGCAAAAAAGGTAAATGTTAAACCAACTTTAGGAACAATAACTAGCGATCCACAGATAATTTCTGTAGAAAAAGCACTAGCAAACAAAGTAGATTCAGGAATACCACAAAGAAGAATAGAGAATATTGAAACTCTTAATAAAGAATTAGATAAACTTTTAAAAAATAGAACTTCAGATAAGAGCTTTGAACAATTTTTTAAAAACAAAGCTGAAGAATTAAGATTTAGAACAACTAAACTTGAACTACAAAAAAAAGAAGCTGTAGCTGAGGTTGATAATATTGTAGATGAGTTTTCTAAAGAATTTACATCTTCTGTAGGTGACACTGCATCTATAAGTTTGAGTAAAATTATTAGAAAAAGACTAGAAGATACTACAAAAAAGAAAAATCAACTATTTGATGCTATTGATCCTGAATATAAAAGTTTTATTGATATAAATCCTGTAAAGGAAGTAGTTGAAAAAGTGTCAAAACCAAAGAGTCGTGGTGATTCTTTATCTACAGATGTTTTAAATTCTCTTGATGTAATAAAAAAAATTAAATCATTATATAAACCTACAAAGAAAAAAATTAACAATAAATTAGTTATTATACCAGCAAAGCCAGTAACATTTGGTGAAATACAAGATTTTAGATCATCATTAACTGACAACATTAATAAAGCAAAAAAAGCTGATGAAGGTGCATTAGTTGCTAAATTAGATGAAATTAAAAAAACTTTAGATGATTATACTGAGATAGTAGCACAGAAGTCTGATGACGCTGGAATAAGAGCAAAAGAAGCCTTAGAATATTATAAAAAAGAGTATGTACCTTTATTTAGACAAAGCATAGGTAATGAATTTAGAAAAGGAGTTAGAAGTAATACAGCTATACCTGAAAGTTTAGTTGCTTCAAAATTTATATTAGGCAGACAAGGGGGTTCTTTAGAAGCTATAGAAAGTTTGTCAAAGATTATTAAAAATTCTGGTTCAGTCATTCAAGCAAATAAAGCAATAAATGATTATGTTGCTATGCAACTTGCTCGATCTGTGATGAATCAAAGTGGAAATGCTGTTCCAGCTAAAATAAAAAAGTTTAAAGATAATTATTCTTCTGTCTTTAAATTATTTCCTGAAACAAAAGCAAAGGTTGAATCATTTGAAAAAGCTGTAAAAACAGGAAATCAAAAAGTTAATGCTTACGCCTTAAAAGTAGAAGATGCTAAAAATAAATTTAAACAAAATAGCATACAACAAAATTTAAGTAATTTAGAACTTGTTATAAACAAAAGTCCTATTGAAGCAATAAATTCAGTAATGACTTCACCTGATTCTGGTAAAAGAATGGCACAATTAGTTGAATTAGCAAAACAAGATAAAACAGGCAATTCTTTAGAGGGTTTAAAATCTGCCTTAAAAGAGTGGACATGGCAAAAAAGCACTACAACTAAAAATTTACCAGCTTCAGAATATTTTGAATTATCAAGAGCCAAAGTAAATCAGATGTTAAATACACCAAATACTAGAAATGCTTTAGAACAATTATTTAGTAAAGATGAAATAAAAGTATTAGAAAATATACAAAGACAACTAAATAATTTTGATGCAATTAATTTTCAAGTTACAACTGGGTCACCTACTGCAGTAATTAATGAAAATAAAAACAGATTAAGAATAATTTTAGCTAGTTGGTATGGTATAGTAAAAGGCAGAGGTATTTTTGCTATATCTGAATTTGTACAAAAAAATATTTTAGGAGTTGATCCAGCAAAGACAACAACAAAATTATTATCAGATGCTATGTTAGATCCTAAATTAGCAAGATTAATGTTACAAAAATATACTTTACAAAACAAAAATAATGTTAATCAAAAAATAGGCACTTACTTGTCTAACAATCTAATAGCAGAAATACCAAACACAATAGTAGAATTAGTAAAGGAATAGTAAATGACAGTATCAAATTACAGCACAACAGCTAGTAGTAATACAGCGATTAATGGAGTCAATATCTCTGAGGGTATGTCACCCTCTGATGTAAACAATGCCATTAGAGAACAATTAAAAGATGTAAGATCAGTATGGAACGACAAAGAGTGGTTCTTATTAGGTGATGGTGATGGCACAACAACATTTACAAGAGCCTCTGCTACATCAGTTACA